CAGCAGTATGGTCGATTAGTCCTTCAAGTGAGTCTGGTACATAAGTTAAAAAGCACGAAATAGGAAGTGCCTTTGCTTTCTGTCCAGGCCTTGGTGCATTTGATAATACTGGAGATGCGAACATGAACCAACCCTTAGATACTGCATCATATATTCTTTGTGCTAGTTCTAAGTCTCCATCACAATAAGCAACAGCTGCTCTTGCATATGCTTCTTGTGGTGATTGTTCTTCGTCTTTACAATAATAGTCCTTGAGTAGTTTATATGCTTGTTCTGATAAATCTTTGTCTCTTGTTCTGTCTATTTGGATGCCGAGGTGGTCGAGACCAGTTGTTTCCTCAGCACTTGGGAATGTTACTACGTTCTCAAGGGCCATGTGTTATTTCTCCTAATTCAATATGTTTTTTTCCAAGAATTGAAAACAGTCTTTGCCTGCAATCCTTCGTGGGTGTTGTTATGTATAAGTTCTTGAATCTCTGCTGATGTTTTTCCAGCAAGAATCATGTCGTTAATATCTTTTTCTTCAACGTCCTGTGGCCAGATGACAACTTTGTATCCTTCATCAATACATCGTTCTATCTGTTTACAGACCTGTTCATTGCGAGGTTCGTTATCTGGAACGAGTACCGCATTGGGTTTGAACTGGGGAACACGCAAATCACTTTGAGCAACTGCGATACAGTTCTTTAGAAAAAGACTGTCGATAGGGCCTTCAACAACATATATTGTTTTGTTCTTGTCAACCTTATCTAAACCAAATATTTTGGGATGTTCTTTATCCAAAATAATAGTAATATATTTTTGGGGTTCATCCCCAAATGCCCGTCCTTGAAATGCAAAGACCTCTCCATCCTCTTTTCTAAAAGGAATAACCATACGAGGATGGTCTCCAACTAGAGAGGGGAACTTGTCTTTAACATGTCCATTGACATATTCAAAAAACTTTGGACAGAAATATATATCATTCCACAGCTCTTCACTTATACCTCTTTCCAATAAAAATTTGGTAGCAGGATGATTTTTTTCAAGTTGTGAAAATGAATCCAGTTTCAAAGACTTCTTGAACACAGGTTTCTTAAAGTTGAAGTCAGGCGTCTTAATGCCTGCTCCAGGCGTCTTATCACCTCGACCATTGGAAGTAAGACCTTCTTTGTACCGTTCTAGTACATATTCCTTGTGTAAATTTGAATCTACATGTTCTATCAATTTAGATAGATGAGTTCCTATAGAACAGTTATGACACTTATAAAAAAGGTCATTCTTTGTTCTATAAATGAACCCTCTCGCTTTAGTCTTTACCTTCTGTGAGTCACCACAGTACGGACAAGAGAACTGCCAGAGATAATCAGTCTTTCTCTTGAAGTTCCTTAAACGAGGGGATATAAGGGATATATACTTTGTGTCGATATAATTCATAAGTCATAATATACAGGATTTCACCGTCAATGTCAATAGATTTACATAAGAATTGGTAATATCTCAGTTAATGCAAATCCGATGACTATGGAGCCGCCAATAAGGACATATCTCCATTTTTCCAGAACACCTACTCTGGTTGATAATTCTTCTCTTAACTGTCTGAAATGTTCAGATTCAGTCTTGTTATGTTCACTCATGGCATCCACGAGTCTACGTTCCATCTCATTCATTTGAGTGGTATTGTCTTTAGCGTTAGATGTGATTCTACTGTGCAACTCTAAAACAGTTGTCTTAAACTCTTTCTCTTGTTCGTTCAAAGCTTCTTCCTGTCTCATTAGTTTTTCTTCATGCACCGCCATAATGGTATGTAAAGACGATGATACCTCTGCAATCTTTTCAATTGCAGAATCAAGTCGGACATGAATTTTCTTCATATCTCCGACTTCTCTTTTTAAAAGTTCTACTTCGGTTTCAATCGTCTTTACAGTTGCCATGTTTATTTCTTCTTACTTGCTTTTCTATGTCCATTCCATGCGACAAAGCCACCAAGTCTTAGCGCCCAGTAAGCAAGGTAATTTAAAAAGTGAAAACCATTAATCTCGACATTGATATCTCTGAAAATAACATCTGCATCTTTTTGAGTCATCATACCCCAAGTACCTTTACCTTTTCTTTTAAGTGTAGCATACTTGTAAGCATAGTCATGTATTAATCCACCCATAAGCAATACACCTGTTGGTGATAACCATGTATGTAAGAACTTAGGAATAGATGCTCCGTCAAACTGAAATCCTTTAGGGATTACATATTCAACTGCGTCTAATGTAAAGTGAAAGTCTTTTGCGACTACCCACTGTCTACTTCCTGTTAACCACATCCAGATTGCACCCCAGAAACCTTTTCCTTTAGTTGCAATTGGTACTGGCATCATTTGTGGCATGTCTTTATATTCAAAACCACATCTCTTTGTCTTATTATCTACACCAAACAAATTAATGATGAATCCAACAATGATAAGAATTCCTACCACTGTGAACTGCCACCATGTCATAAGTTGGTGGACAATTAAGTCCCATGTTATAAGTTGTAAATATTCCATTTACTCTTCTCCTGTTTTTTCGCTGTCCTCTTCCTCTAGGGTTGGGGCAACTGCTTTCTCATAATATACAATAATCTGTTTTTGTTGTTCTATGTAACGTCTAAGTTCTGCAAAGTTCTTAGATAGGTTTTCATAGTCTTTCACACTTATCGCAATATATGAGTCTGCACCGTTCTTCGCCGAATACTCTGTAAGGAATTCCTCATAGTTCTCTTCGGGAGAAACAACATAAATCTTAACCTTGTTCATTTGAACTGGTTTTGGATGCTGAACTGTAGGGATAGTCTTTTCTACTATCTTTGTTTGTACTACAATTTCTGCCTCGGGTCTAAAAGTAGAACAACTACTCAGTACTAGCGTTGTCGCTAGTAATAGACTCAAGGTCATCCCAAAGTTTATCTGTCGCATTCTGCATCCTCTTTTCAATCAACCCTGGCTTCTTGTTTGCAAGATGCGTTAGGTTGTGTTTATTTAACGTATTACGCAATTCGTCACCATATTCTTCTGACTTGCGTAAATTCGCATTGAGTTCAGAGTTCAGTTCATTCAATCTTTTTGAATCCTGTCCCATCTTCTCAATAGTTGCTTGGTTTGTTTCATTCGCAACTTCTAGTTTTGCGTTGTTATCACGCAAAGTAGCAATGGTTGCTTGGGTGGTGTCGTAATAGTATTTTGCACCATACGCTGCACCACCCAAGATACCTACAATAATTATTATTGCATATAATTTAATCATTTCACTGGTGCCTTAGTACCAAACTTTCTTTCATATGATGGGTCATTTGCATACTCACTTGCCCATCTATTTTCTGTGAAAGTTGCAAAGTCGATTAACTCTTCTATATTATGAAAGTTTTCTGTAATCCATTCATCCATACCATTAACTTTTTCTGTTAAATCTCTAATGTCACGTTTGAAGTTTACATCATCTTCCACTGCCATTCGACTAGTAAGTTCTGATACCTGTTCATTCAATTGTGAAATAGTTTGCGCCTGTTGTGCAGTCCACCATACAAAGGCAGATACTTGCAAAACAATCGCAATTACAACACCAATACTAAATTTACTGTTCATGGCCTTACTCAGATTTCCAAATTGTCCATGCACCATAAGCAATCGCTGCATATGCAGCCATTGATGCAAATGGGCCTGCAATCAATACGATTACTCCAACTGCTATAAGTGCAGCGCCATCCCATGATGTTCTTTCTTCGATTCTTGCTTTAATCCAATTTCTCATCTTTCTTCTCCTTTATTTAAAAGATAGTTTTTGGTTACTGGTTGCAAAGTTTGTTTTTCTCATTACAGTTTTTGCAATTAAATCCAGTTCCTTACCATCCCATTTTAATGCAAACGGCATATTAACATCTGTCTGCATATCGTTCAAGACTGCTTCGGCATCTGGGCCGAGTTGAGCAATCTTCTTACCGTACTTCTTATACGATTGTTTAAATAACCGAATAAGCTCCGCCACAGTAATCTGTTTCTTGTTTCGTACATCATTAACCCTATCTAAAAAATGTCGAGTAAACTCTACGTCTATACCGACACTTTTATATAGTCTGTCTGCATACTTCTCTACATTATCCAAATCAGATTTGGAAAGGTTTCCATCACCAGATGCAGCATTTAAATCTGCAATTGGTTTATAGTTGCCCAAAGCATAAGAGTATGATTGCTCAAACTGTAAAAAGGTTTTCAAATTACTTAACCTTGGATAAGGAAAAGTCTGCAATCTTCATAAACTGTGCTTTCTTACCGTTAATCATATCTTTCATCTTCTTCTGATTAGATTTATTAACTTTATCGAAAACTTGTGTGATTGCTGATGCAGTATACAAGTCAACTTTCATAGAACCATCTTTGAACTTGATATTTTTGTTTTGTTTGTTTTTGACAATGTTCTTTAGAATATCAACATTATCTTCTGCAAGTAGATACTCGTGTTCACGATTGAGTGTATTTTCTTGCACCTTCTGAGCGAGTTTTGATTTCGCTTCACGCTTTGCTTTGCGTTCTGCCATACGTTTAAAGAAACTTCTTGCTTCTTTAGTTCTACCATCGTATGGTTTTTTCTTTTTCTTGACTACCACAGTAGAGCTATCATCACCAGTTCCAGCGACTGCACTACCAGAAGCGTTCGCAGGCGCATCTTCAGTCTTGATGCCCAATTTAGGGTCGTCATAGAACTTCTTCATTATGTTGTCAAATTTTAGACTCATAATAGGTCTCCTATGTCTAGTTCTTTTATATCTTCAGAAGATACATATATCTTCTGTTTTGTTTTTTTGTGGACAACACCAAACACATCAACACCTAGAATGGTATCTTCTGGGGGACTGTCCTCAAATACTTCTACTTCATCACCCTCTAAAGCATCAATCTCATTTTCTGCTTCTGTTGTTACAACATCTTGGGTTAGAACGTAAATACCTTTACTCAGTTTACCGTTGTCGAGAGTAACCTCTTCCACAATAGTATCATCGAATTCAACGCCTTGTTGTTTAAGATATTCCATTAATCCTTTTTCAAACATATCTGGGTCTTCAACATGTTCTTTGAAAGTATCTTTTAAAAGAAATAGGGCTGCAGCATATGTTCCTAGTCTTGTTCTAAGTCCAGGCACCTTTGCAAATATACGTTTAATATTGAATACAAGTTTATGTAAAACTGTGTATGCATTCTGTTCTGCTTGTTTATACAGTATCTTCTTTGTACGAAAACCGTCTTTGTCGATGATGCCCATTTTGAATGCATCAGTCTTTTCAAACGGTGTCGTTAACAATTTAACGAAACGGTATGTAACAAATAAATCAATCGCTCTGCCCATTTATATTCTCTCTAGTACTTCCTTAACGGTTTCATCTTCTTCTACTTGTTCTAGTTCACCCTCTGGGAGCATTCCCAAAAAGTTCATAAATGTTTTAAGAACAGACCAAAACTCTGGTTCAATCTTAAAAATTAACAAAGTAGAACCTGCCTCAGCACCAAACACATTATTGACTACAATCATATGGTTTAGTATAAGTCGTTCCTTCAGTTCACCATGTTCCCGATATTTTCTCAATAGACGCTTAATATATTTAAAGCGTTTCATGTCATCGTGGAACTCTGATTCACCTTCGCATTGTGGATTGTCATAGTGTTTTATAGCAAACATAATGACATTATCATTAGTTATCTTCTCAAACATAATATAAACCGCTACTAAACGATTTTAGTCTTGATAAAATGTGTTCCGTTACCTGTAGTCTCGTGAGTGATTTCTAATGCCAATCCACCCTCAACTTTGTGAGAGATACCATCGTCATCAATGTCATCACCGTTTTCGTCTTTACCTTTTCTTCCACCAAATTGTGTAAGAGGCATAGACATTTTACCACCATCTTCAGTCATTGCAACTTCACCAAAAGAAAGTCCTAGTCTACCTAGTCTTTCTCTTAATTTGCCCAATGCATGTTCTGGTACTAGATGTTCGATTTGTCCCATTGCACCCAAGAACGCATTGATACGTTCAATGGTTTTTGGATTAGCAACGTCATTGTGAAAATCGTGTCCATCTGCCGAGACTTCCTCAGCAATATGATTTTTAAAGTTCTTCATCTTTTACGTCCTCATCAGCAGTCCACTCAGAAGAAAGTGAAACCTCTTCTTCCTTTTCTGCTTTTTTAGATTTTTTATTCGGGTTCACCTCAAGAATTTCAGAAATCATCTCAGAAGATTCTTCCTTCACTTTCATTGGCATTCCGTTTGCACCTAGTCGCTCACTCATAGTAATCTCCTTATGCTATTGTAACAGAATGAGAACTAATAATGTTCCATTTGCTACCAGTAAAGATTAGAGTTGCAGTATCACCTACATCAGCGAATGTAATAGTTGAGAAACCATTTGCATTTGCTGGAGTAACAACAGAATTACCACCATCAGCAACCATTGTGAGGATTTTAATTTGTCCGTTAGTTCCATTTGCAAGTGCGCCCGCATGAGCTCCACCAGCGATTGATGTATTGATATGCGAAATAGAAGAGGTTACGTTAACCGCTTCTGTAGTTGTATCAACAACCTGTACTGTATCGTCTAATGCGATATAAGTTGGTACGTTGTTGAAAAAGTTAGCAACACTAATTTTTTTGTTTACAGGGTTGCCAGATGGGTCATCAATAACATGAAGTAAATCTTCTGCTGCTATTCCGGCACCCAAATCTGTAAGTGCAGTAATTTTTTTATCTGCCATTTTCTTTCTCCTTAGTTAATTTAATCCCTCAACTCAGTGCAGTATTTACTGCCGCACTATCGTCTTGCGAGGGTACTGTTTTGTCGGGACTCGACTCACCTAATAGGTTTAGAAACACATCACACTGTTGAATCGCACCAGATAGTGCATTCCCCTGTGCTTGTAACTGCACCTTCATCTTATCCATATTTTGCAATTGACTTGTCACTTTGTCCAAGTCAGATTGCAAATCTACTTTTTTCTGTTCAATTTCACTAACACTTAGTGTCTTATCATCTTTTGCCATTATATACTCCGTTGTTTATACTACTTATGCAACCGCTGTAAGTGTGGCTGTACCAGCAGGAACTGCAACACCAGAGTTAACTGTTGTACCAGTATCTTTGATTGTTCCACCAGCAAGTGCAATGTTTTGTGAAGCAACTGACAATACGTCATCTGCTGAAACAGTTGAACCGCCTGCACCGATTGTACATCTAAACACAAGTTTGTTAGTTCCAGAACCAGACTGATATGTTGCAGTCTTAGTTGCAGCTGAACCACCACCTGCTTGTGAGTTAGTAATAGTAATTGTTGGTGAACCTGTAACAGTTACCTTCTCATTGAAAGTAAGTCTTACATCAACATTACCACCAGCACTTACGTCAAACGCTGTTGAAACGAATGCTGCTGTGTTAATATCTGCACCGCCAACTGCTGTTGACAATCCACCGATTGAACAAATAACTTCTTCAAGTCCTTTGCCGTTAAGTTTTACCCAACCTCTATCGGTTGCGAAAACGTCTGCTTTTTCTGCTGATGTCATCCACTTTGGTTTGGCTTCATCTGCATCTGTATTTCCCCATAGGGCCATGATAGTTCTCCTAGTTTAAAGTTTACTTATCTATTTATCTAAATCCATTTCTCTTAAGCTGAGAAATAGTGTTTGTTGGGGATGTATGATGTATCCCAATGCCCCCAGCAGACTCCCATTCCTTGATATTTTTGAGATAATCATCAATCAAGATATTAGGTTTACCGTCTGTAGTGGCATACTTCTGTTTATCTGCACGTTGTACAAGATGGATTTTACCAGTAGGTTTTGCATTCTTGGATAACCAAGACTTCTTTCCCTTCCGACTATTTCCATCTCTATTTGAGTATGCAGATAAAATATTCGCATTATATTTGTTTATCAATTTCCACATCCTTTGAGCGCCAGGCATCCAAGGTAAGGTGTGCCAGAAGTCTTTCTTACCTGTGATTGCTTCCCATCGCTCGTCTTTGGGTGTTTTCTCAAATTGTTTACCAGTGAGTTGTTCATACCCACCAATGAAATCGCAAAGAACCATATCCATGTCACAGTAAATCTGTGGAAGTTCTTCTTCATTAATCTTCGTGACTTCCACGATACTTTTCATGTTACTTGTCCTTAGATTCCTTCGGGTTAACTTCAACCCCTGCCATTGGTTTACCTGTCATTGCAGTTTTGGATTCCTTCTTTTTAGGCTCTTCCTCTTCTTCTTTGACTTTTGCTTCTTTGGCTTTTGCAGAATCTTCCCACATGGATGCAATGTGCTTTGCAGCTTTCATTGCAAGTGTTTCTTCTTTGACTTCTTTCTTTTCTTTATCCATTGATTTGGAAATTGCTTTACGTTTCTTATGTAGAAACTTATCTGAAGAATCAACGTCACCATCATTGTCGATATCTTTGTCTTTTCTATCATCGAATTTCTTCTTGACTGCTTTAGGTTGAACTGCGTCCAAACCTTCACCATCGTCAGACTTATCGTTCTTGTTGGTTTCTTTAATTTTTGCTTCTTCTGTTTCTACATCATATTCTTTACCACCGACAGTAAAGGTTTTATCACCTTTTTCTTTTGCGGCGTTCAGTGCTGCTCCAAAAGCATTACCTTCTTCTTTTGGTTTCTCACCTTTTTCTTTTTTAGATATTGCGATAGCAGCTTGTTGCGCTGGAGACATTGCCTCAAGCACAGCACTCTCAATACTACCTTTTTTAGTTTCAAGATACTTGGACATTTACTTCTCCTGTGCGTTTAGTTGGTTTATAGTTTCTTGTGCTTTTGCGATTTGCAATTGCAATTGTGCGATACGAGTTTTCTTCTTATCTTCTCGACCTTGGTCGACAGCTTTAGCGCCATCAGACTTCTGTGGTTCTTCCTCTTCAGAAATAACCTCTTCTTTGAGTGGATACCCAATCATTTTTTCAGTTGCTTTGTCACTTGCTGGTTTTTTCAACTTAACAATCTTCAAAGTCTTTTTATTTTTGATTGACATTGGTGGACGTTCTGAAGAATTGATAGATTGTTGTGCGCCCTTTTCATCAGATGCAGTTGCAACAACTTTATCACCATTTGCAGTATCAACAACTACATGAGTAGTTTTAACTGCTTCGTCTAAGTCAGTCTCATCCATCAATGCTTGGATTGTTTTAACATAAAGTTTCATCTTCTTAGCAATCTCTTTTGCAGACATTCCTTTTTCAATGTAACCATGTAAATCCTTCATACGTCCTTCATCAAGTTCTTCTTTGATGTCATCAATAGATGCACCCATATCACCGATAGCAAATGTTACTTTACCATCTCTTTTGTATAGGAACTTCTTAACTGATTTTTCATTACCTTTAGTAACAAGAGTAACCTTTTCTACTTTACCTTTGTTTACTGTATTCTTTGACTTAACAATATAATCAACAAAGTCTTTACCTTTACTGATTGTAGAACTAGTCTTGAGTTTAATGGTTTGTCCCTTCTTTAGTTTGTCGAATATCTTATTCAACTTAGGGTCATCCATCTTCATCTCATCAATTTCAAATTCTTCTTTCTTCATCCAATAAGATGCTTGTAAGTCAGTGGAGTCATTCGGGCAATCACAGTTAGGGTCTGCATTACCTTGTTCACAACCACAATCTTCACAAACGTATTCTTCTTTTGCTTCAATAATTATTTCTTCACCCATTCTAAGTTGTTTTGAGACCATCTTAGCAGTCTTAAGCATATCACGATATGACTTAGAAATCATCTGAACAAACTGTTCTTTATCTCTAGGTTTCTGAATCATGTCATGTGCTTTTAACAACAAATCAACAAACTTAGGGTCAACCTTCTGTTTCTTTCCATCTTGGAATTCAATAGAGAAGTTACCTTTAGTGTCTTTTGATTTACGCAACTGCATAACCATATTCTTTTTTGCAAGTTCTTGGTCTTTATCAGTTGCCTTTACGTCATCTCTGTCAGCAGGGTCGATTCCTCTTCTACCACCAGCACCGTGACGCATTGCATCCCTACGAGCAGATGCTTCAGTCATTTCTTCGTCATCACCTTTAATCTCTGGGTCAAAATCCGTGTTCAGTCTTTTTAGAACTGCGGCAACCTGTTTGTGATTTGACAATCCTTTTTTGATTTTCTCAATCGTTTTTACTGCACCACTATAGTTACCACCTTTGTAACGTGGGTCGTTTGCAATACCGATTGCCATCTTAATTTGTTTTGGTGAGAATCCTTCACGCACTTCTGCAAGGGATTCCATCATTGTTTTGCTATACCTTGTCATTTACTTTTCCCTAATTTTAAGTAGTAGTTTACCACTTCCTTTTATTAAACGATGGTAAACCATCTTATTGATATGATATATTCTACCATGTTTCAGTTCCTCAGGCAGTTCATTATCCATCTGCAACTTCCAGTTATATCCAGAAAGTACAGTGATTTCTCTATCACTTCTATCACGATGCCAAACTAACTCACTCTCATCAACATCATGCTTAAACTCTCTTAACATGATATCAGTTTCCATACCTAAATCACTATATGGGTTTACCAAAAGAAGTTACCCCCACCAGATAAACCAAGTTGTTTAGCATACCGTGGTAAATTACACGCCCAGTATCCTGCTGTTGTTTTATCTTTTTTGTTTGCACAATCATGTCTTGCGGCAAACGATTTTCTTGCTTCCTTATCGTCCAACTTGACTTTTAAACCAGTTGTATCACCCCATGATACTTTCTTTACTTTGTCACCGTCTTTAACGTAGACATAGTATTTCTTAGAACCACCGACCTTTGGTTTATTTAGTTCAACGTCTTTCCCTTGATACTCAGATTCCATCATAGGACAGTCCAAAGGAACGTGTTCACCTTCATACATTGCATATTTACCAATGTCACCTTCTAGTAGTTCTTTATCAAATGCATTTGGTTTTAACTCACCACTTTCATAAAGGCGTCTTTTTTCATTAAAAAATTCGTAGTAATTTTCTGAACCAACACGATATTGGTTAGATTCTATTAGACTAGATTCTGCACATTCGTTACAGCAATCTGGTGTACCGCATTCGGTGTGTTCCTTAAACGATACGATTCCTTGGCCTGGAGTCATTTTCTGCCTTTCTTCTCTAGAGGCATCAGTTCCAATTTCACGAGAATCTTCACTCTCTTCCTTCTTACCTTTTGCCTGTTTCCATAAATCTGCGTCAGCAGTTGTTCGTGTCTTACCACCTGTAAGAAACGAATTAACTCTTGCGAATGCCCATTGTTGTGGCGTAGTGCCTGGGCGATGTCCTGTTTTCCATGCAGCCATTCCTCTGTCATATACCTTCTTTAAAATTCCATAAGGTACACCAGACTTTTCTGCTTTCGTAACAAGTCCTTCAATCTTCTCATCTAACTGAAAATCTTCTTTGGCAACACAGTTTGGCACCATCTTACCATTCTTCTTTTTCATACCAACTTGTTTGTGAGTATCCCAACAAGGGTCTTCTTCACCAAACATATCTTTAAATTTCTTTGTACTCTTCGATGGTTTTGTCTCTGCATGTCCATCGCCTGGAGCAGGGCCATCCTTTTTCTTTGCAAAGTGTGCCGCACGTTTTTGTTTAGTAGATTTAGACATTGCATCACCATCAGCATCTTTTGCATAATACTTTGCTGGTTCTGTACCTTTTCTGTCTTTAATATCTTTATCTTGTTTTACTTCATACAACCACTTCTTGTGTAATGTTCCGTCCTGTTCTGCAAAGGTAATATAATTAGTTCCTCTACGAACAACTTCACCAGAGACACCAGTATAATTATCTTCAACAGTATCGCCCACACAGAAAATCTTATTCTCCAAGTATAAGTCACGAACAACATCTTCATCAGTCATTACATTTGTTCTAGGAACAAAAGACTCACGAACACCCATGTACTTACGAACATCTTTAAATAGAGACATTCCTTGTTTGAAGTTGGATGGAAGTCCAAGTTTGAACTGGTCGAAATCATTTGCAATTGCAGCTGCTCTCATCTTAGATGCAGACATTCCAGTAACACCTTCTGCATCTGGGTCTCTTTCGCCCGCAGATACAACTTCAATATTATCAAAACCGTAGTAACCGTGTCTTGCCTCAGTTCCGTTGTATTTGTTTAGTAGTGTTTCAAACTCTGTAACTCTGTCAGAACCAACAACCATAATGATTGATTTGTGTCCCTTGTTGTGTAATGTGACTGCAATCTCAAATACATTTCGTGCTTTATCAACAACCAGACTTCTTGCATGTTTTGGGAACATCTTCTTCATGTATGCAAGTTTCTTTGCATATGGTAGAGGGTCTTTCTTTGCGTTCTCTGAATGAGATGCAAAAATATAATATGGAGCAGAGTTTTTCTTTGCTTGTTTAGCAACTGCTTCCATTAATTTTTCATGTCCAGTAGTCGGGGGATTAAATCTGCCAAAAGTGAATACAGCAGTATCACCACGAGCTTCTATAATTTCAGAAAACTTTTTCATTCATCTCCACCCTGTCTGATTTTTTTCAATCTTTCTAATTCTTGTTTTTTAAGTTTAATCATCATCTTTTTTGCAATCTTTTGAATCGCAGCACCCTTCTTTGCAACAATACGATTATCAATCTCTACTCTTGCAGCAGGTGGCAATTGCATATACTTCGCTGGACTTAACCCAGCAAACTTTTGAAGTATAACTGCCTTTGCAGCTTTCAATGCACGTTTGTGTAACATCTCTGGAGTTGCAAGTTTCTTTTTCTTTCGTGCAACCTTTGCCTTGAACGCAGATGACTTTGCCATCTTCGCCATTCTTCTTCCCATCGCTCTTCTTTGAGCCATAGAAACTGCTTTTCTTTCTACCAGTTCAGATGTTAGTTCACTAAATTTCTTCATCTATCCCACGCCTTAATTGCAGTAAAGTTATTAAAACTAAATTCCATCCTGTCTACCAATTTTACTGCATTACCACTCACTCTGTCAATGGCAACAAATCCCTCTGGATTAACGACTTTAAAACCATTTGCAGTTCTAATGAATGTATCAGTTAATTGCTTAACACTATTTAGTTTCTTAACGATGCCCATCTTTGCTTCAATTAGATAGTTCTGAAACAAGATAACCTGTTCTAAATTCTTTGTATGTTTCTTTAGTTCTCGTAACATCTCTTTCTTTTCATTCTCAACTTTTTGTTGAGACTTCTCTGTTTTGAGACTTTTAATTCTTTTATCGTATGTATCAGATACCCACTTCTCGTATCCCTTTGCATGTGCTTTAGGATTGTTGATAGGTTTACCTTGTCTCACTTTACTATTATAATATGTCTTTAATGATGCACCAGCAAGGTTTCCTGTAAAATTGTTTTGTATGTTTAGAAACTTAGTCAACATGCCAGAGTTAATCTTTTGAAAAGTTTTACCAGCACCAGATAAAGATTTAGTAACTGCTTCTGTTTCTTTCTCAGTCATTGTTGCTTTACCAGCAACGTCTTTATAAGTTGCGTCATCCATCCATACAGATGTTGGTTTAGATAATCCTTTAATGTCTACACCGAATGATGCCTTCATGTCTTGAAGTGCGCTACCAGTATAAGTTGTATGCCATACAATTCCGATTTTGGATGCTTTAATCTGTTTACCAAAATCACTATCAATAGGAACAGCATAAACAATTGTATTGGGTTGGAATGTATAATACTTCACTCCATCAATAGTATCTGTTTCAATATCATCTGTCCACATCAAGTCTCCTTGAAGTACACCTTTAATACCCAACTTAGAAAATTCTGCAAGTGCAACTTTAAACTTACTATTCAATGAACCAGATAGTCCATCGTCATCAATCTCTTTTGCTGTCTTATATAATTTTGGTGTTGCATTAAATACTGATTTCTTTGCAACGAAAAACTTATCATCTTCTGGGTCGATACCAGCAAAGATTGCTGGAGCGCCGTCCCATTTAACTGTCATGTTTACAGATGAACGTGATGCACCTGCCAACATATCTCTAAGAGAACGAACAAAGTTAATTGCAGCTCTACCGCCTGACACACCAAAGTTGAGTATTTCATCTTCGATATGTTCTAGGTGTAAATTCTTTCCACCCTTATCTTCAGTTATGTATTTACTAAAATTAATCAAAGTTAACATCCTTACTATGTGTAACAGTAGGTTCTACACCTAAAAATTTCATCATTGACATAGTACCCTTTTTAAAAAACTTAGTTGCTTTTTTCCAAACTTTATTAAAGAATCCTTTTACCTTTGCAGTAAGATTTTTAAACAAACGAATTTCAGTAAGAATCTCACCGTTATTATATGCATCTATATCTTCATCCATTGCATTAACAATAAGTGAAATAACAGACCAGAAATTGTATTCTCCAGTTTTCTTCTTGTTCAAAACTCTACCACTTGTTTTAAATCTTGCTTGCAATTTCATTTTATCTGCAATGTAAGAACAATAGTCATCATCGTATACACTTTTAATTTTTACACTGTTACCATCGTGAGAAGATACTAACATATACTCTGCAGCTGCAGCATCTGATTCTCCGAACTTTTCAAAACCAGACATTGCTTCACGAGCAAAGGCAACCTTAAATTCTTTTGATTGTTCAAATAACAATCCTAGTTCAGTCATACATTGTTTGTGTGCAGCTTCTCCAGCGTTAACAACTTCGTTTTCACCAGATTTAATTATTCCACGCAATTGACTAGGTGCAAGAGTATTTGTAACAAAGGATTCTAAAATCCCTTCTACAACCTTAAACTGTGGATTTTTTGAAAGTTTTTTTGATGTATTCTTTACCGCTGCATAGAATGTAGCACTAGATTCAGATTTACCACCAGACATAAGTTGGGCAGCACCAATCTTTAAAGAGAAACGCATAGTTCCAATTAGTATATCTGTTTTTGGAGTTTTGTTTGTTGCACCGTGTGAAGTCCAGAACTTAGTTAACTTAGTAGATGCTCTACCATACTGTTCTGCTTGGGCGCCTGCAAGACTTGAGTTTGTTTTAAGAACATACTCTGCAATGCGTTTACCAGATGCTAATACTTCTGGATTTGATTCTAAAACCTTTAACGTCTTATCAGTAATGCCAGACTTAGAGTCGAGTTCACGCTCATGTAACTCGTACCAACCAATAACTATGGCTGCCTCATAATCCTCTGCTTTAACTTTTGCTTCCGAAAGGAAGGTCTTGAAACCTTGCATTTATCAATTTCTCCATTTGCACAAATAATATTACAGTTCTATTTATAATATCAAATTGTTAAGAAGTCAAGATAAATTACACCTTTATGTCGTTAAACTTGTCATATCGTGCAGATATTGGACTTTTATCGAATGCTGGTGTGTCATCTTGTCCACTATCAATGATATCATCTTGTGCTTCTTGTTCACAATCATACAGTTTCATTCTCGCTCTGTCAATACCTAAAACAAATCTTTTGTTAGCGCCTGGGTCATTGTAACGATTTTTCAACTGTTTAACCATAATCTGATTAAGTTGTTCTAGTTCATCTGTTGTAATCAATGCAAACATTAAGTCAGCAGTTGCTGGCAAACCAAATGATTCTGAAGTATCTTCAAGTCCCACATCAGAACTATTGAAACCACCACGAGTTGTCTGGGTTGCAGACATAATCGGTAGATTACATTCTACTGCAAGTCCTCTAAGTTCTTCTGCAATTGCTTTGATATAGAAATATGAACCAACATTTGCATTACCTTTAAAACGAGATGATGCACAGATGTTTAGATAATCAATAAAGATAACATCTGGTTTGAATGATTTCTTTAGTGCAAGTTCTTTGATAAGAGAACGAAAGTGTCCACTGTGTGCAGATGCAGTTGGATATTCTTTGATGATAAGTTTACCATTAGTCTTTTTGTTAATCTTAGAAAGACGGTCTGTGAACATCTTCTTAGGCAAATCATGTAAATCATCCATAGTGATATTCATCAAGTTCGCATCAATACGTTCTGCAATTCTTTCTTCTGCCATCTCCATAGTAATGTACAATACATTCTTACCTTGCATCAAAGTAGATGCAGCCATGTGACACATGAATAATGATTTACCAACACCTGTACCAGCAAGTGCAATGTTTAGAGTTTTCTGTGGTAGTCCACCTTTAGTAATCTTGTTGAAGT